TAGGTCTTGTAATATCCACCTCTGACATCTCCTCTTTGAAGGAAATTGGTTGAATCTCCACCGCCACCAATTGGCACGTGCACTTGGTCAACTCCTGCTACAGACTTAAACTCAACATTTTCCATGTCAAGTAGATAGATTGCTGAATCAACATTAGCATCGTTATCAGCACTACCAGTGTTAGTAATACCTACATAAGCCATCCTTTTACTCCTTACAACAGGAATATTTCTGTAGGTAGGTACTCTAAAACCGCCAGCTTGTTCAATGCTGCCCATGAATCTCTGTTGAGGTTGCATTAATTGTTGAAGTTCATCCATTCTCTCGAAACTCATTAAGAATAGTCTTCTCCCACCAAGTTTCCTTTTCTCAACCTTTGTTATGACAGAATCCATATCAGCTAAGTCTAATGCTCCTGTTGCTGTTCCTGAAACACCAGCATCTACTGCCTGTGCATCAAGTTCATCATCAGTCCCTTGAACAAGATTATAAACTGTCTCAGTCTCACCATGAGCTGTATAATTCAAGATTAACTGTTGAAGACCATAATAAGCTCCTGTAACCCCTGAATTGGTTGCTGCACCGCTAATCATTGCTCTTTCCTCTGTGAGATTCATGTTAGTTAAAGCGTCACGTGCTTCAGCTGCTAGAACGTCAAAGAATCCACCAGCAATCATTAATCCTGAAACTTCATAATCAGACCTTAATGCTTTAGCTGGTTCCATCAACTGTTTCCTTAATGATTTAACAGGAACACCAGAACCACCATCACTGTAAAACTGAGTTTTGTCTGTACCGCTTGTACCTGAATCTGTACCACCAGTATCACCTTGTAATATCCATGAAACAGAAATGCTTCCTGGTGGTGTTGGTGACCGTGATACTTGTTGTCTAAACTCTGTATCTCTACTGAAAGCATCCCTAATCATTTGGTCGATTATTTTCTGTGTCTCAACACCACCAAACTCTCCACCGCTAAGGTCTGGTAATCCACCAGTATTAGGGTTAGTCACAGTACTATTATCAATGGCTCCTAGAGCTGCTCTTACGTGTAAAAATGCGTCAGATGTCATTTTATATTCATTCCTCCTTCTTTGGTTTTTACATTTGTCTTGTTCGCTGAATAACCATATCATCACTTACATTATTACGTATCAGTATCATCCTTGCTTTATATTGGTCATCATTTTCGCCAGGTTGACGTAATTGATGAGATTGCATATCAGCCTGTAACTGGATAAGTTCACCCCAACCGCTAAAGAATTTGCCTCGTGCTAAATCGGGATGAGAACCTTTACGTAAATCTTCCATATAGATATTATGTTGTTCAGTAATCTGAGAAAGTTTTTCTTTTACTTTCTCTTGATTATTCAGCAGATTATCTTGTTGACTATTATTTTGTTGGTCAGCATATTTATCCTGCTGAGGAACAATACTTTTAGGTTGTTCACCTTGTGATTGTTTTTTCCTCAATTCTTCAATTTCTTGCTGCATTTGTTCAATTGTTTTCTTTTGTTGTTCTTCCTGAGAAATTATCTCTTTCTTCTTCAGTTCTTCTTCAACACGGTTCTTTATTTCAGTTTCAACATCAACTTTAGAATCTTCAACTACTGGTTTAATAGGTTTAAGTTCTGGTTGTGCTGGGGGTTGTGACTGTATCTGTGGTTCTACCTTTTCTTGTGATTTATTTTCTGTATCCATCTGTGTTTCACCTTGTCTATTTATTTGACTCCGCACTTGTATACTACGCATTGCAACCTCTGTGAATAAATTAGTTTCAAGTGCAGGATTATCAGTATAACTTATCCCAAATAGATTAACCTTTGAGAATTGTGTCCATTCATTACCATGATTATCAGTTTCTGTGATATAATCCACTGGATCAAAATTGAGGCTATATCCTTTAATATAACCATCTTGGATAGAATTGATTATTGCATCATAATAATTAGCATGTTCATTGTCAACATCAGCAAAGAAAGGGTTAGTCTCTGCACCGAAAATGAAACCATTATCGTCAATATCAAATTCTATAGGTTTAGCTAATGGAAGTTTCTTCTGTTTTAGCATAGTTTTCGCTTGTTCAATGTCTTCTTCTTCAGCGCCATTATCTTTCAGGAGTTTAAGGATTCCTTGCTCAGTTACCATTGTATGCTGTGCATCAACAAAGATAGTCTTAGCTAACGCCTGCCTTCTCATGTCTTCAATACAATCATCAGTAAATAATGACCTAAAACTCTTATAACTCCCATCTTTATTCTTCATCCAAGCATATTTATCGAATAATCCTTTCGTACTAGCATATCCTCTAGTGTAAACTTTCTTCCTACCTTTAGGAGAAAGTGATGCTCGTATTTGAACAAATTTACTGAATGACTTCATTTCTTCTTATGACCTTTCTTTGATTTTGATACTTTCTCTGGTAATTTCTTACCTTTCGATGTCTTTGAAGCAAATTCTTTCGCTATTTTAGGTTTCTTAGCAAATAAAAACCTTCTTTGTGCCTTACTTTTGAATGGCATTATGAGTTCTTGCTATCATGATCTTTAAGCTTTTTAAGACCATCATCACTAGCACCAGCCTGATTACGTTTATTAGTCATGGTATCAGTGTTCTTGTCCATTTTCTCTCTGCTAGGACTGGTAATGTTTCGTGCAGCTTGATTACCATCATCATCACTGATATCTTCCATATTAGGTAAATCTGTAGGATCTAAATCTGTGATACCATTACGTTTCATGTATCTCACTAATCCTTCAGGTGAAGCTCCAATGCTTGATAAGACAGCAGCATTCTTGATAACTTCTGTCTCATTACGGAAACTGATAGGATTAAAGTTTATGTCCCATCTAGGATAACCTAAAGCTGACATTAATTCAACATTATATTTATCTTCTAATTTCTGTTGAAGTTTCCGTATCCGTGTCTCAAAACTGAATATCTGAGCTTCACTGTTACTCCTGTTAGCTCCATCATTATTAGCTATCCCTACCCAAATAGGAGGAACCCTAGTAATCATTAAAACTGCTTCTCTTAAATATTCAAGAGTCTTTAAGATATTGGTTGCTCCTTCAAAGTTGAAAGTTGATATATCCATACCAGAATCTGAACTACCATAAGTTACAGGAATATAGCCTTTAGCTTGTTTCCTTCTTTGTAGCATAGTCATAAAATTTTCCCATTGTTTCTTGTCAGCGCCACGTAAATGTATCATCAATTCTGGTGGAAGATTCCTGAAAGTGTCCCATAAATATTTGTGGCCTAACTGTTTACTAGACCATATATGTGCTACAGGTTCAAGCGGTGTCTCACTGTAAACCTGAGCACCTACCTTCTTAATAGTGAAATGGATGACTTCATTAGGATTGAACCAAACACCTGCTTCTTTCTCCTGTTTATCAAGGTCTTGCTTACTTAGACCATTAATATTGAACGGTCTTTGAACATACCAAAATATCTCACCATGTTCATTATATACTATCCGCATTTGAGTGGTTTCTAATACATGAAGTTCAGTGATTATACCATCAATCCTTCTTAACTCTAAAAAACAATCACCATAATATAACAAATTATACACAATATTATCGTTAACTTCTGAGAATTTTAGTTTCCTGAACCGTTTCTTGATTTTGTCCAATTCTGTAGGAACACGAGATTTATCACCAGAAAAAGTGATAAAATCAAAACCATTCCTTGATACCATGTCAACAGTTGTGTCAAAGGCAGTCGAGATAACTTCATCCTTACTTACCATAGAACGCAACAAATCATAGTTGCTTGGGGGTTCAACTGGCTGAGGTGTTGCAGAATCAGCAAAAAATGTCTGTGCAGGTGTTACTCTAACTAATCCTTTGCTTGTACGTGTTTCAAGAAACGGTCTTAATAATGTTATTTCCATGAATCCTCATATATAAAAAATTGGATTGTTAAGGAAAAAGTCGTAATAGTATATTTGTTTAGGAGTTGATTATCTTATGACAAAAACCTTAACAACCCACATATTCGTGGTATGTCGTAAACAAATGAGCTGTTCTTCTAACTAATTAGTAAATAATATTAGAAGGAAAACTTTATAAAATTAACTATCATCATAGATTAGGATATTAAATAGTATAACAGTAGACGACTATGAATAACGAAAAATAAAAAGGAAAAATAATGGCTGTTGTTTATATACTCTTTATAAATCAATCATTGAGTTTTAACTTTTAACTCTAATTCTTTAACCCTATCAGCCAATTTCTTGATGTCTTCATTGCAGCGTTGATTCTGGTCAAGTAAATCTTTCCTAATGGTAGTAGATTGCATGACAACCATCTCTTCAGCTAACTTCTGTTTCCTTATGTTGAAGTTTGACCAATCCTTGATATAATTTGACCATTCAACAGTATCTTCATATTTGATAGGGTTAGCTATGAAAATATGAAGTTTCCTTACCTCAAAATTTATCTCTTCAAGCTTAAACTTCATCTGTTGACGTTCTTTACCCAAAAGAAGAGTGTTATGCTTAACTTGTAGTTCCTTCTGAAGAAGCTCTTCTTTTTTTAATCTGATTTCTTCTTTATCTTTCTCTTTGTCAGTCATATCATTGAACGGTTTACTGACAACTTTCTTTATTTCTTTCGGTTTCATACTTTTCATTGGAAATTACCTCCTTTTTCAATGTCTTGTAATTCTATCCATTCCATGTCAATGTAAGGATTGTAAGGTTCATTATTAATATTAGAACCTATTATGTCTTCAAAATTGGGAACATTAAAACCGCCACCATCATCATCAAAGAAAGGAATAGTGGCATATATGTCACTATCAACCCTATCATCAAATCCTATACTGCCCTTACCAATACGGATATTGACAATCAATTTTTCTTCCCTAATACCTTGTAACTGTAACTTTAAAGCTTCATTGATAGGACTATGCATTATACCAGATTTTAAAATTGCACGATGACCATAAAAAGCTTTATTCTTACTAACACTACTCTCAAAACTGTAAGGGAAACAAGGATAACCTTCACGTAATAACCATTTAATTGTCATATCGCCAGCGGCACAATCGTCAGGAACAATCCAACCTAAATCATACCGTTTCTTTAAACTATGAAAACTATCCTCAAAATCAGACTTAAGCAATAAAGAAATATCAAAATTTAATGGGAACGCTTTCTGGTATAAACTTGAAATCTTACCACGATACTTAGTCTTGACAGTGATGACAGTTGCACATTTATTCTTACCAAAATCTATACCAAGACTGCAAGGTGATTTCTTCCATTCATAATGTTCAGTAAGATTAGAATCAAAATAATTGTCAATATCATCTTTATCATAAAATTGATTCTCAGTGACAATGAATTCACCCATGAACTCCTGAAGGAAAAGATTGTACCTATCATCATTAATTAACCGTTTCTTCTCACCTAAAACATAATTCTTATACTCGGAAACATCAGAATTCATCTCCCAATTGAACCAAATACCGATGAATTCACTATCTTTTTCACCGTCAGGATCAAACAAATCATAGAAAATGTTAACCTTCCGGTTCGGTGTACTACTGATGCAGACACTACCATCATTATCAGCAACAGTGGCAATAGCGCCAGTATAGAAACTGTAAACATCAGTATCCTTCGGTTCTAAATAAGCAATCTCATCAATGAATAACCGTGAAAAACCGTAGCCACGAACCTTCTTAGTAGGAGGAATACTCCTGATAATGCTCCTATTGTTCCAGGTTATCTGTTCAGTATTGTTAGGTTCAATGAGATGTTCAGTGAAGAAAGCTTTAATGTCAGTCCTGCCAATCTGACTGTATAATTCTAACACTTTCCTGTCACCATCATAAATTAATTCTCGCACCATAGCTAATATCTTTTTAGCAGCGTCAGCCTCTTTACTGACAACACCAATCTCTGTGAAAGTCTCCATCTTATTCTTCGGTTCCTTGTTATAAAAGGTTAACCAAAAACTGAGTAAGGCTAAAATTGAAGTTTTTCCTAATCTTCTTGCCCAGTCCAAAGCTACACGTTTATTGTTTAATATCTGGTCAAGGGCATAACTCTGGTATATACGTATCTTCTTACCTAATAAAAAGTATGCAAACGTGACAGGATGAAACCTCCCATACTTGAACTGGAATCCTGGCTTTACACCGCCATGCTTATGCTGTAACCATTTTAAATCAAAGTATCTATAATACTGTTTCTTGTATTCCTCATCAATACCTGTGAAAATTACTCCAATCCTTAATCACCCACTACTTCAATAGCTAAATGATAATCTTTACATTTCTGTTCATGAACATTCTTAGTCCAATCCTGTTTATACCTTCTGCCACAATATGAACAACTATAATTACCTATCACACCATGCTTACTTTTGATACTAGTGTTCCAAGAAATACCACCTTGTTTTACCATCAATAATCACCCCTTAATTAGATTTTCCTTTATATATGAAAGCGTCAGTCAGTAAACCAAAACCATACCCAATAATAAATATGATGATATAAATTAATATTTCTTCTGACATTATTCCTGTACCTCATCCTTAATCACCAATAGCTAAATGTGCTATTCTTGAAACTCTTTATTACAAAAAGGACAATTCCATTTCCAACGTCCTAACCCAGTAAATAGTTGTGATAAATTATAATGATGCAAATCACTATCTTCATTCTTCTCAAAAATTGTTAAAGGACAACAATCTCCTTTCCAACTTTTTGCATCTTTTAATATATCTCCTCTAAGTTTTATTAATTTCCTTATTTTTATTTCCATAACCTATACCCCAAATCCTTTCTTTTGATGAGGATGACGACGTTTACCGTGACAAGACATACCATGATTCATTAAAAAATGCTGTAAACAATAATCACCAATGATAGAATACTTACTACATTGATAACCACCCTTAGTGATGGCTTGACAATGTTTATCCATTATAGCTTCTTTAATAACCATCATTCCTCAGTGATCACCAGATTCATAAAATAATACACCAGAATTAACAGTGTCTAACTTCTTAATAGAATCTAAAGTTATAGGGAATTGTTGATGATGTAACACTGTTAATCTAGCTAACGTTAAAGCAGCAGACTTAGAATCGGCTACAATAATTAAACCATGAGGTATAACAGACCACATACCTTCAAAAGTTACAGAATAAACATTCTTCATTTTTTCTTTACCTCCTTCTCATCATTCTTCTTATCTTCATCTTCATTATCCTTCTCTTCCTTAATATCAGCAGTTATGTCAAACACTACATCCTCATCAAGCTTACCATACAATTTCCTGCCTCTGTTACGGTTTACATCATTCTTAGCGTCATTAGTAAGTTTAGCAGCCTTTAAGACTAAATCAGTGGCCTTTAACATCTCAGCACTGATAGGACGATCATCATCCAAATCTTTACCCCTCTGACGATGTAACGCTACCTCTAACTCGGCAATCTTCTTAGCTAAGAATGTCACAGGACTAGTTAAAGTACTGGTTAAAGCTTTACGGTAAATAGCTAACTCAATAGGATCAATCTTATCATCCTTACCCTTTAAACATAAATCCTCAGCAATACTTAGTTTCCCAACATCATTTAACTGCTTACCATCCCTGCTACGTTCACGGGTAGTGCAAGCACCCCTACGTTGAGCTAAAACTGAAGCAGTGATAGGATAAGGTACACTGTTCTTAACACCTTTACTGCGACCACTACGCTTGTTGCCTACCATTAATCTAAACCCAGTTCTTTTTTCAAATCTTTCAATTCTTCTAATACATCACCAACATCATCATATCCCCAGTTTAGTATCAATATACTATCAATAGCTTCCTTGACTCTCTGTTTGTCAAGATAATGATTTTGAATATCTTCTAGTAATAGTTCCATTGTCCATCTACTATACCTCAAATCTTCTATTTTAAATGGAACTTGCTCTTTTATTTCTAATTTCATTTTAACCCCAGTTCTTTTAATAACCATAATCTAACATCACCTATATTCCATGAATAACCACAATTATCTTGGTCAATAAAGGTTCTATGAGTTATTATCCGATTTATAGCTTCATTAACCCTCTCCTTGTCAAGACAACATACCTTTATTACAGATTCAGACCACATCCATTCAGATGTGCAATGTTTACCAATATATCTTTCTCTTTCTGATTTACCAAACTTATTCAAACTCGGAAACTGTACTTCAAAAGTCATTCTAACCCCAATTCTTTTAATAAATCATTAAGAAACGCATGAGCAAAAGTATCACTAATTTCTTCATCTAGTCTTAATTGTTTTTTAATAGCTTCCTTGACTCTCTGCTTGTCAAGACAATGCTCCTGAATCTGGTGAGGAGTGTAACCTATATAATGGAAACCGTCTTCATCATGAGGTAAACTTGGAAACAAATCTTTAAAGGTCATAGATAAATAATAATAGAATTAAACGAAATATATAAAGCTTCCCATTTATAATAGGAACATCTTTAAGATATACACACATAACATCAACATACAAACAATATACACATTCAAAAGGAAAGGACGTAAACAATACAAAAGGACGTACACATGCGAAAGGGAGTAAACATACGAAAGGGGAAGATACATTCAAAAGGGAGTAGGATAGGAGGAATGTCTTCCTCTTTATGTTTGTCCATTCTTGAATATGATATAACTATGTATAGATGGTTATACATTATATGATCTAGGATATTGTGGTTCTAATTACCTGGTTAGTGTGTGTTTATTATCTATTAGTTGGTAGGCTGCATAGCTTGATGAGAAACAGTAGTATAATATGTTTATCATATCCTATGTATAAGATCATATGTGTTATCATGTAGCTAAAACTAACTAATAGACTGATAACATACACTCCCTCCTCCCCCCAACACACTATATGTTATCATATGTTATATAATGTATCATAATGTAATATGTATAAACAATCATCTATTATAGAAGATATATAATTGTTAGTATATTTCTTATCTTATTCTTTGTTATATATGTTGTGTGTTATGTCTTTGTTATATATGGTTATTATGATCTTCGTTTCATACTGTATTCAGTATTCACTTACAAACAAGTTAGAGAATGAATATATAGAGATATATGTATATTAATGTATATTTATGCTTTTTACTGTCATCATGGTCATTGAGCAGGCCATCGCTTGGTACTCACCTTTATTATTTTATGGTGGTCTCCTGCTCTCTTACTGTTAGTTCTTATATAGGTATCATTGGATATCTATACTCATTAATCAATCTGTAAGCATTGATCTCAATGCTCTAATATACTTTAGATTGGGTAATATTTATATTATATTGTTATGTAGACCATATAGTATTCTGTGATTATCCCGACAGATTATTTACTACTATTGAGTATTTTTCTATCATTATTCTGTGATAATCCCTTCTCAATCACAACATTTATATACTTCTCTTACTTTCCGTATGTTAATTAATAGTATTCATTGATAATGAGCAGACCCTTTATGTATCGTATGGCGTTGTTTTGTTGGACATAGGGCCTTGTTGTTTGGATACCCCCTTTTATGTTCAGTATAAGGATTAAAAACCTTACTGATCTAACAAACCAGGAGTTGATTACCAAAATGTTTAGGAGACATAAAGGAGTCGATTATATTACTTTAAATGAGCTTAATATTAAGCTTACTGGTCATCGTTTCAGCGCACCAGTAGAACAATGTAAGATCTATACCAAAAGAGGTATCAACCTTTTTGCTGGTATCTGGTAATGGGAGATTCTCCCTTATTTTTACTTTTATTATGATTGTTACAAACTTATTGAAGAGGTAGAATAAAATGAAATGTTCAAAATGTCATAAACAATTAAAAAACTCTGATATTGGTGGAATGGTTGAAATACCTGGCATTAGAAAATATTGGTGTGTTGATTGTTGGGAGGATTAAAATGGGGTTCTTAGATAGCATAAATAAAATGGTATGGATAAAAAGAAGAGGAAGTTTGGATAATGATATACAATGGTGGAATAGTAAACCTAAAAAAGGAACAATAGTAGTTAATGTTTGGAGATATTCCCCTAATAATTGGAGAGCAATAGTTAATAATTCATGGTTAGCAAAAGATGTACCAAAAGGAATTGCTGTAAAAGAAGCAAAAGAATATATGAAAAGAATAAGATGAGGTCAAATAAAATGAGGAAAAGAAAATGTTGGAATTGTGAAAAAGATTATCCTACTATAATTGAAGATGATTATACTGATTTATGTAGTGAATGTGAAAAATTATCAATTAATAAATTAAGAAAGAAATGA